GCCATGCGAATTTAATCGTTATCTTAATAAAGCAATGAAGACAGAGGGCGAAGATTTTGTTATCGCCATCGACACAGATTCAATCTATCTAACATTGGAAGATTTGATTGAGAAAGTCTGCGAGGGTAAAACCGATGAGCAGAAAATCAAATATATGGATAAGGTTTGTGAAGAGATTTTCCAACCATTCATTGACCAAACGTATCAGAAATTGGCAGAGTATATGGACGCATACTCTCAGAAGATGATTATGAAACGTGAGGTTCTTGCTGATAAGGGTATCTGGACTGCCAAGAAAAGATACATATTGAACGTACACAATTCTGAGGGAGTGCAGTATGCGAAACCTAAACTCAAAGTTATGGGACTTGAAATGGTCAAGTCGAGTACACCTGCTGTTATTCGTGACAAACTTAAAGATTCGATTGAAGTTATTCTCAAGGGCAATCAAGCGGATTTACATTCGTATATTGAAAGTTTTCGTGAAGAATTCAACCAAATGCCAGTAGAAGACATCGCATTCCCACGTGGTGTTAATGGTTTAAGAACATATGCAGGATCGCCAATTTATGCAAAAGGAACACCGATTCACGTCAGAGGTTCATTACTTTACAATCATTATATCAAGAAACTTGGTCTTGAGAAGAAGTATCAGTTGATTAAAGAGGGTGAGAAGATTAAGTTTGTATATGTGAAAAAACCTAATCCATTCCAAGAAGATGTTATTGCTTTCCCACAAACACTACCGAAAGAGTTTGGATTGGAAGACTTCATTGATTATGAAACTCAGTTTCAAAAGACATTCCTTGATGCGATGCAAACTGTAATTCAACCTATCGGATGGAATGTAGAAGCGAAGTCTTCGTTGGAGGATTTCTTTGGATAATATTAAAGTTATTAAAACAGGAATCAATGTATCAAAGATTCTTGCACAGTTAAAACTTTATAAAGATGATTGGAATTCTGAAGGACAGATGAAAGGTTCATCAACAGTCCAAAAAGAGTTTGGTTTTCCAGAAATTACTGCAGGTGTTTTGCAATTGATTATTGGTGGTGTTGAGAATGAGTCGCAATATGTTGGTGATACTGAATACTGTATTAAAACACCTGCGTATAACAGACACACAGAAATTGTTAGATTTATGAAAAGAAACTTCCATGACCATTCACGTTGTGGATTCTTGTCACTTCCAGTTGGTGGGAGTGTTGGAAAACATATAGACGTTGGTAGTTATTATCAAACGAGAGATCGTTATCATTTATCTATTGCAGGAAGATACAAATATATGGTAGGAGATGAAGAATACATAGTAGAGCCAGGAACTCTATTGTGGTTTAACAACAAATTACCACATGGGACTGAAAATGTTGGCAATGAAGTTCGGGTTACTTTTGTATTCGATGTCCCACATCACAAATCCAACCCACAACATAAACTTTACAAATAAACATATTTCGTGTATAATAAAATTTTAGGAGTTGAAAATGAGCATACTAGACAAAATTAAAAAGAATAGCACTATTAAAGATACTGCAATTTTATCGCAGTCAAAGTTCTTCACCAAGAAGGACATGATTCCAACTTCCATCCCAGTAATCAATGTTGCATTATCTGGTCGTTTGGATGGTGGTCTTACTCCAGGATTGACTATGTGGGCTGGTCCGAGCAAACACTTCAAGACTGCATTCAGTCTTTTGATGGCTAAAGCGTATCTTGAAAAATATGATGATGGTGTAGTTCTATTCTATGATTCTGAGTTTGGAACACCGCAATCTTATTTTGATAGTTTCGGTATTGATACCGAGCGAGTTGTTCATACTCCTGTGACTGATGTTGAGCAATTGAAGTTTGACATTATGCAACAATTAAACAATATTGAACGTGGTGATCATGTAATTATTGTTATCGATTCTATTGGTAACCTTGCATCTAAGAAAGAAGTTGAAGATGCGTTGGAACAAAAAGCAGTTGCTGACATGAGTCGAGCAAAACAAATGAAGTCATTGTTCCGTATGGTTACACCACACTTGACTATCAAAGATATTCCTCTAGTTGTTGTTAATCATACATATAAAGAGATCGGTATGTTCCCGAAAGATATCGTTGGTGGTGGAACTGGATCTTATTATTCAGCTGACAATATTTTTATCCTTGGTCGTCAGCAAGAGAAAGAAGGAACTGAGGTTGTTGGATACAACTTTATTATTAACGTAGAAAAGAGTAGATATGTCCGTGAAAAATCTAAAATCCCTGTTAGCGTATCTTTTGATGGTGGTATTAGCCGTTGGTCTGGTTTACTCGACATTGCACTTGAATCTGGACATGTCATCAAACCTTCCAATGGTTGGTATCAAAAGGTAGATAAAGAAACAGGCGAAGTTGATGAAAAGAAATATCGCCTAAAAGAAACAGACAGCAAAGATTTCTGGTTGCCAGTATTACAACAAAAATCTTTCTATGAGTTTGTGAGAAACAAGTATCAAGTTTCTGCCACTGAAATTCTAAAAGATGATGATATTGATGCAGAACTTGCTGCTTTAGATGATGAGTAATATGAAAAATTATGTGACTGTGCAAAATCGAACAACTGGACATGATGCGATAAAGTTGACAGATGGTGCATATGAAGGTATAATATACCAATATGGTAAAGTTAGTTTTGACGAAGACGAAGTCAATGATAAACTAAAGATTCATTTTGAATATGAAGTTCTTGATTACAATGATAAAATCATCACAGATATGAAACCATTTGAGAAATACATAGGTGACATACTTCAAGAACTTATTCATGAAGGTATTGCTAATAACAATTTAACGTATACGGGTGGTATTGATGAGAATAGAACAGGCGATCCTTTCGAACCTGATTCACAATGAGGAGTATTGTCGTAAGGTAGTACCCCATTTAAAGACTGACTATTTTTCTGATAGAAAAGAAAATGCGATTGCTAAAATTTTAGTGCAGTTCTTTGAGCAGTATAATAAACCAGCATCCCCAGAAATTCTGGCTATAGAGATTAATAATCTTAAGGGTTTAACTGATAAAGAAGTTCCTGAATATTTACAGTATGCTAAGGAATTGACTAACAAAGAACCAAATGAAGAATGGTTGATTGGTCAGACTGAGAAATTTTGTAAAGATAAGGCAGTGTATAATGCAATTCTTAAATCAATCCAGATTATCGATGGTAGGGACAAAGTTCATCAGCAAGATGCGATCCCTACTATTCTTAGCGAAGCACTTGGTGTTTGCTTTGATAATCATGTTGGTCATGACTACATTCAAGATGCTGATGATAGGTATGATTTTTATCACAGGGTTGAAGAGAAAATTGCTTTCGATCTTGAGATGTTCAATAAAATCACCAAAGGTGGACTCAGCAAGAAAACTTTGAATATTGCTTTGGCAGGAACAGGTGTTGGTAAGTCGTTGTTTATGTGTCATGTTGCAGCCAGTGTTCTGATGCAAGGTAAAAATGTTTTATACATAACAATGGAGATGGCTGAAGAAAGAATCGCAGAACGTATTGATGCGAACTTACTTAACCTGACTATGGATGAATTGAAAGTGATTGACAAGGATATCTTTGATTCTAGACTGCAGAAGATTGCTACTAAGACTCAAGGAACATTGATTGTCAAAGAATATCCAACTGCAGGTGCACACGCTGGTCACTTCCGTGCATTATTGGAAGAGTTAAAGTTGAAAAGAGAATTTACTCCAGAGATTATCTTTGTTGATTATCTGAATATTTGTGCTTCGTCAAGAATGAAACAAACGCATGGTGTAAACTCTTATACATATATTAAGGCGATTGCTGAAGAGTTAAGGGGATTGGCTGTTGAATACAACGTACCTATTGTTAGTGCAACTCAAACAACTAGATCTGGATTTACAAACTCAGACCCAGGACTTGAAGATACTTCAGAATCATTTGGCTTACCTGCGACAGCTGATTTTATGTTCGCACTTGTAAGCAATGAAGAACTAGAACAACTGAATCAGATTATCGTGAAGCAGTTGAAGAATCGATATAACGATCCAAACTTCTATAAGCGTTTCGTTATTGGTATTGACAGAAGTAAAATGAAGTTGTATGATGTTGAAGTTTCTGCGCAATCTGGATTGGCTGATGCAGGACAAGATGATGATAGTCCTGTATTTGACAGAAGTGATTTTGGAAAAAGACTACATAGTGAAAACGAATTTAGTGGATTTAAGTTTTAAGGAGAATAAAAATGGCAGTTAAAGTTATTGTTGCCGATAAAAAGATTGATTGTAAACATTTGATTGGTCAATTCGTTGACGAGAATCATTACGATCATCTTATTGAAGAAGATACTGATGTTTACATGCCAGCACCTTATGGTGAAGATCCTATCAATGAAGACAGGATTGTATTGAAGTTCCGTAAGAACTTCTTCACCAAAGAACAACAAGACCAAGCGTATGCAGGTCTTCGTGAAGCTGCAACTGAAACACAGAATCGTGGTGCTGCAGCAGGTCCACGTGGTGAGAAGTTGGGTAATCGTGAATGGGTTACTGAGTATGAATCTGAAATGGTTGAGTATTTCCTAGATCCATATTCTGGTCTTGCAGGAGATCCTGTTGAGGACATTATCAAACGCTACAAAGGTAAACCACCTACTCCATCTAATCGCAATAATGTTTGGTCTATTGAAAGAACTAAGTCAACCAATTTTAATTTCGATCAGTGGGTTGAGAAAGTTCGTAATCTACCAAGAAGTGAGCAGATTAAAGAAGCAAACTTTGTTGCTGATGAATTGATTTGCGCAACTACTTACGCTAACTCTGTTTATTCAGGTATCGCTGGTTGGTTCGATCGTTATCCTCGCATTCCTTATGGTCGTGCAACATCTTACACTGCCAAGAATCCAGAGAAGTTTGCACTTGCTTATCCATTCCTACAAACATTGGCTAATGGTTTCAAAGATTTACTTCCACAGCGTTATGAAGCACAGATGAAAGCAGCGAGACAAGTTGACCCTCGTTTCCTAGTCCCTGGAACTCCATTCACAACTATCACTGTGAATAAAACTTTCAGAACTGCTGCTCACTATGACGTTGGCGATTTGAATAGTGGTCTTTCAAATCTATTGACATTATCAAACGATGGACGTTACAGTGGTGGTTATCTGATTGCACCTGAGTATCGTGTTGCTGTTAACCCACGTCCAGGCGATTTGCTGTTGATTAACAACCACGATGTTATGCATGGTAATACTCCTATCGTTTGCGAAGAAGGATCTGAGCGTATCAGTTTGGTTTGCTACTTCCGTGAGAAGATGCTTGAGTTGGGTTCTTGGGAATATGAGAACTGTCGTTATGACTTTGTTGAATCTCGTAGAAAGAATCCTGAGCATCCATTGCAACGTAAACTTTGGAATGGTGTATCTGAAGGTATGTGGACTTCTGACGAATGGTATGAATACTGCCGAGACAAGTTGGGAGAACAAGAGTTGCTTAAATATCATCCAGAAGCACAAAAGTCTGGATCCCTTGATGAATTTTTTGCGTAAGGTTTATTATGTCACTACATGAGTTTCTTGGTGAAGAGAGATTGCTGGAATGGTTCTACTCT